CTTCTTAAAATCGTATAAGTTCTATCTGCCTCCTGCATTGCTACATCTGGTGAGCTCCAAAACTCCATATTATCTACTAACCCAGCAGTAATTGTGGTGGTAATATTTAGACTAGGCTGTGTTGATAATTCTGTTTTAACTATATTTGGTTTAGATGGTGGTGGTAATGACCCAATTGGGATAATACCATCACTGTCAGTTCTTATATAACGACTTAGGTTTGAAGTATCATAAACTGACTCATCATATTCCAATGCAGTAATGTTTATTTCGATATTACCATCGTCTAGATCAGATTCTGATACACTTATAACACGAAATACTTTCGCAGAAAATCCAAGGGTATTATTAGTTACAGATATTAAATCACCTGCCTTGACACCCATATTGCTAAAGTCGGTGGTGAAAGTAATGACCTTATCAACGCGCGATTGTTTTAGCTCAATAAAACCAAGTAACTGGGCTTGCACTGGGTTAGTTACCACTTGATAGTTTAGGTTAAGAACATTTTCAAATTCATTCGCCAACCGTTCACCCTGTGGAATACTGATCTGAATAAAGTCTGTTTTACCTTTTAGGTCTTCATGCGGGTAGACTACTTTAACGGTGTTGTAAATCTTATCCAATGGAGTAAGAGCAATTTTGATTGGTCCTATGATATTATCATCAGTAAATGCCCAAGTTGGTGACCCAGATTGATTAACCACCACTGCAAATTTACCTTCATGTGTATCATAAGTTAGCCAAGTGCCACAAGCTGAACATAGGGTTGATAAATTTTCAAGAGCGGATCTATCTGTGTTGATAGCGCCATTAATTGTATAACGTGAATCTAGTATTGATATTCCCATAATAATCCCCTAAACGCTGTCTGCTATTCTTCTAAAAAATAAAGTTGTCATTGTGTTAAAATTGCCTGGGGTAAAATTATTAAACTGAATATAACTCGTAACCCCGAGTTTTGGATATCTAATTTCAATGCTATCACTAGTCACAGTGCTTGATACAAAACCATTCCAGGCGGTAGATGCGGGGGAAGGCAAATTATTAGTTGCGAAAATTACTTCCCCAATCGCTGGCACATACCACCCATACACACCATTATAACTTAAATTTTTTGCCAAATTTAGAACATTATTATATGCGTATGGTCTAGTGCTTAGTTGCTCTGTATTTGCAACTCCGTCTGTTAAACTATTAGGAGTCAGCGGCTCTGTCGTCGTTATATTGTTCCAAAAATATGATGTACTTGAAAAATTATCAGGGTAATTGCCTATATTATTTACAATTGGTTTATGAGATACTAGATGATACCCATTATACAGCCCTTGATAATAACCATTCTGCCAATAGTCCCCTATGGCTGGTTTAGTGTTAGTCACTGGGATATTTAGAGATGTCACTATTTTCCAGTCTGGTGTGTTCCTTTCTAATCGGACCTCTATAACCCCTGACCCCTCTACACTAGAACCTTGAAAATAACTATTAGATAATGCTGTGTTTATTTCGGATGCTGTCCCTGTAAGTACTAGGTATGGGGCGATAGGATTGCCAGACGCATAAAATGACCCCAGCCCGACTTGTTGTAAGCTAAAGTTAAGTGTGTAAGTTCTAACACCAGACCCTGGGTCCTCTATTCTAAATCCCCCTAGATTTAGTTTTGTTAAAAAACCATTTGAAAAAGAAGTGGGGGCGGCGAAATCTGTTGTCATTAAATTATTATCAATATAAAACGTATCACTATCACCAGTTTGTAATATAACTTCATCTTGATTTGTAACTGGGTTGGTGACTGTTTTAGTCTGTGAATAATATATCATTATTTGGTCAGTATAATCGCCTGGTGGTTGATAATAAATGTCATACTGCCCCATTAATTCTGCTGCCGTCTGTGTAGGTGTTGGATATTCCGTTATAATTAGTGGCTCACCATAATTAGTAACAGAGACAGGGTTTTCCCAAGTATTGGGTTTTAGGCATTTATAAAAACGCCCACCTGTAGTGCTATCCCCAATAAATGCCACATCTGGCAAATACTGTGTAAATGTAGAGGTAAATCTACCTCTTGTATCTGCGTCCAGCACACTCCACTCTATTTTAAAAATAGTATCCTCTTGATAATAAAATGGGATAACAACCGACCATTCTGAACTATTATTGATTGATACCGTTTTGCTTGATTCATAATGGGTGCCACCAATGAATGAACTTCCATCATATGACCCCAAATATTGAAATTGTTGTGTTAGTGTAAACGTGGTCGTAAAGTCTGGTTTCAACCAAATGCGTAGTCGTTCTATTGCTGTCATATAGTCAAGATAATCGCGTAAATTTGTTGGTGCTGTGAAATTACAATATATGCTTACCCCTGGATTAAGGTGAAGTTTAGTCCATTGAGGAATTGACTCTGACACAATAGGGTAATCTGTTAATTCACCGCAATCCACGTCAGTAAACACCCTATACGCGAAACTATCTGTAAAATGTGGTGTAATAGTTATTTGGCCATATTCTAGATTACTAGCATGTGTGTCCTCTTGGAGAACTACTGACGCAGTATTACCGATAAAAACTGGGGCGGCTGCATCAGCAACGGCTAATGAAAATGTGGTGGTTTCCCATAAAATGCCGCTAACTGTTTTAGTAAAAGTTACTGTGGGGGTTGCGACATTATCTTTTCTTGGAAAATATCTTATTTGTAGTAACATCTGGTTCACTTGATCTTTTGCTCCGCTAAAAGAATATGTCAGAGTGCCAGGATTCCATGATCCTGGAGAAGAAAAGGTGGCACCGATTTCAAAACCAGTACCAATAAAACCAGAATCCTCAGACAACGTGAATGTTATGTCATAGATAATAGTATCTCTTGGGTCTAAAATCTGTGGGAGGTTGCTGGCAAATAATAGCCCTGGATAATTCTTTGTATATAAGCGATCTAAATTAATAAATTGTGTCGCACTATGAAGTAACCCAATAGTAAAATTTTGTGTCACTGTAGTTACTTTATAGCTATATGGGTTGGTCAACGTATATGTCAAATATGTAGGAGAGGTTGTATAATTAAATCCAGGGAGCATTACCAAATGTTGTAATATGGCGTTAACATAATCTTTATTACCATATATTGTATATTTTTTGGCAACATCGTCCCAGGTAACTGTGTTGCTAACATCCCAAGTGCCGGCGTCTGTATGACTCAAAGAACTTATAAAACCAGATGGGCCTGTAATTTCTACGGTATACTTACTTGTTTCATTAGATACATTCTCCGCATCTAATATTTGTGGAGGAGCAGTTATAATCATATAAGAGTCCTCATCATACACTGCATTACCTGGATTAGTTATTTCAGGAGTATCCACAATAGATACAGTAGTGGTCCAGGAATAAGAATTAGCACCATACGACAGTGTAGTATTGCAAGTAAAGTCACCTGACGCATCTCTGGGTGGTGCTATGACAATAGATTTTGCTGCATCCCACTCCTCTACTGATGCAAAACCTGTTATAGTAAAAGTTTTACTACTTACGTCGTTAGTTTCTGTTATAGTAAAATACGGGTTTTCATTTATAATTATATTAGGAGGTAAAGCCGACCCATTTATAGATGTAGGCACGGTTAATGCTAGAGTTAGGTCATTTGGGGCAGACAATAACTCTATAATGTCGATCCCAGCAGGAAGTATAAAACTTTCACCCTCATATACAGTTATAGACTGGTTTTGTGCAGATGCGGCTGATAAAACTAAAACTCCTGGTCGATCATCAGCATATCTAACACTAGTATTACTGTAAAAATTTAAACTTGATAAGGAATTCATTCTGCCCTCTTAATAATTAATTGACGATACGGGTATACTAGCACCATATCTAGTGTTAGTCATATAGTCATATATAACATCACCTGGTTGTGTTAGTGTGTTTTTTATTTTAAACGTCATCGATGGCACACCAACAAACGCTTTATCTCTGCTATAAGTTACTTCAACCACCGCAAATACTAAGTTATTCATAGTATGGTTAAATGTCCAATTTGGAACCCAATCATATGCATACGTGGTGGCAGCATTATAGCCTGCAGGTGAAGTGCTATGGTGAACTCCATTATTGTAGCACCAAATCTTAACCAAACCATTGATATTAGTGTCCACAGAACCATCCTCACTGGTTAGTGATGCGCAGGTGATCCCATCACCCTGGAAAGCTACTTTTGTTTTACCAATATAAATCTCTTCAAAAGTTAATACAGAATCTGCACCAGATGGACCTAAAGTCCCAGTCTTTTCACAAATAGTTAAGACATAAGTCATCTTCTTTCTATCTGCGCTCATAACTGCTTCTGTTATTATACCTGGCACTACTGCTGTACCATATACAACTGGGACTTTATTATCTTGATTAGCAGGCAGATTTAAGGTTGTTCCATAATCCATTCTCTGTCTTGCTGGTGCATTAGCTGAGTTAGATTTTGAATCAGATGCAATGCTATCCTGAACTTTATTCAGAGCAAAACCTGTTACTACAGTTGATAAAATATTTGAGGCTACTTTATGCTCACCAAACCAGTCAACTACACCACCAACTGCACCTTTTACATCATCCCACCAAGACATATCTATACACCCCCAAAGTTAATTTTTGCGTTCGCCAATGATGGAACGCGGTCCATTGATAAATCAGATGGGAAGTATAATTTTTCATCAGCTGGGTTAGTTCTGCGCCCTGCTGAGCGGCCTGCTACCATCCCCACTTCAGACTTGCAAATAAGAGTTACTGTTGATGACGCATTAGCACCATCTTGATTATCCATGATTGAATAATTGTTGATAATCCCTTTAAATTTACCTGTTGGGTTGCCAGATATTGCTAACATAGCCTCACTCTTTGGGTCATATAATCCGCGTATAACTGTTACTTTACTACCTTTAACTGGCATCGCTAAAAATTCCGCTAACGATTTATTAGGCACACCGTTTAAAGTAATAGTAACTTCTGAATTAGTTATCTTTAGATCTGAACTAGTATCAGTTACTCCCAAGAAATAACCCAATGCATCATACTCCTCACCCAAAACTGTCAATGGTGTTTTATAGTCTGACATTCTTATAACAGATTGACCAGGTATCTCTATCTTTACGAATAAGATACTTCTTACAAAAGTGTAATTTGATAAATCAATCATTACAATACCTCTTGAAATACAAACGGCCCATCCCACATGACTTGATTGCGAGCACCTATTGTCCACAGTGGGAATGATGTGCAAATTACGTTAAAAGTACGATTACCAAATGGGGTATTACCTCCAATCCAAGTTGTGAATCCGTCATGATTAAAAGTTATTTGAGTAACTGTAAATCTGTCTGCGGCCTCTGCTGCCACAATTAAATCATCTAGTTCCTTCCATGGAATACCATCTGGTAATTTCACAGTAAAGGTCATTGGTTTAGACCCACGAGATACACCGCGAACAACTCCTGATCGTGTTATAGTTTGTGCCACAATAGGATGGCGATCAACACTTATTGATTCAGCCCTGTTAATAACGAATTGAAATTCTGTTGTCATATCTATAAATCCTTATATTATGCCTTCATACCCTTTGCACCTTGCTGTGTAAGAGCGTATATCAACGATGGGTCTCTAGCTAACATCTGCGCAAACGATGCAGCGTCATTCGCGTTTATGGTGTAATATACATTAGTTACCCCGCCACTATTACCACCATTGGAATTCCCAAAAGGTGTTATTGATGCTGGGCCTGTGATTAGTTCTGGTCCTGCTTCACCCACTATACCAAATTTACCAGCTGGTAATGAACCACCACCCGCAAAGAACCCGCCAAAGAAGTCGCTTATACCAGAAGTAAATGAATCTATACTAGACGATAATGTGTCAAAAATTCCAATTGAACTGTCACCAAACCCTTGTCTGCTGGCATAATTATCTGAATATTGTGATGTGGATGGTTGAGTCACAAAATAGTCAGTTAACCCACTTACTGTATCTGAAAAAGTATCTATCCCTGATGAGAATGTGTTGAATATATCAGTTGCCCCACCAAATAAGTCCC